CAGCTTGTGCAGCTGAAGGAACTACTGGGTCGTAAAGAGTAATATCTATAGTGCTCCACTCTCCTTTACCCTTGACGTAACGCTTAACGTTAATATGATCAAGAGCAACCTCTTCGAATTCTATTGTTGGACGAGAAGCAGCTTTAATTGTATATGCAGGTATTCCTTCGATACACATGATGAACCTGTTTTGAGTTTTTGGCTCAAATTGGGTGAACATTATATCGTTCGGATCAATTAGCTGTGGCATTTTATTTCTCCTAAAAGCTTTAAAAGCAAATTTATTCTATCGAATATAAATATCACTAAACTAAGAAAAAATCGATATAAATAAAAAAGCCCAGGTGTTTAATCTGGGCTTTTTATTATTTTGTACGTTTTGGATTAGCTAGGAAAGCTTGCTCCAGTAGGTTGTACAACAAAATCGAGTACGATAAACTCAACAGCTCTTGCGGGCTGTAAGAATATTTGACCGACTAACTGGTTTCTATCAATCACATCTGGAGTATTATTGGAATCATCCATTACAACTCTAAATGCTGTTAGACCTTGATTAGACTGTACTGATTCTAAGTAAGGGTTAACTATGTTTAAGAAACGATTTCTTGTAGCCACAGTATTGTTCTCGAATACTAAGTAACGAGATGAGCTAGCAATAAATTTCTTAAGTCTAATTAACAACCTACGTACGTTAATTCTGTCCAAAGCTGACGGTTTAGCCTGAAGTGTTTTCTGACCAAATACTACAACACCTTGTCCAGGGAAAGAAGCAATAGGGTTAACTCTATCTTCATATAAAAGATCCCTTTCGGCATGAGTTAATCTTGTCTTAGCTTCTAACACGTTTGTTAAACCACCACGATTTAAACCGGCTGGTGCAAACCATTCGTGTGCAACTCTATCGTTTTGGGATATTACTCCAGGTATTACAACTGAAGGTGGTACCCAAACAGGTAAATTAAGACTATCGTCTAAAACTTTTACCCATGGATAGTATGCAGCTGCGTAATTGCTGTCTAAAGAAGACACTGCATTTGTTGTAGCACTAATGTTATCACTCCAACCTGAAGGATCAAATATGAAGAAAGCATCTCCTCTAGCTTCCGTCATAGATATACCGTGGTTAATAGGATTTGGATGTAGTGTGTAAACCAACCCAGGTGTTGATAGTAAATTTATATCAAACTCGTCTTGGTTACTAACTGCATTCAATGCTCTCTTGTATGCTACAGACCCACTAGCAGTGGAAGTAGAACAATCGAATCCTTGAGTGTTAGTAGCTGTTATTTCATTTCCTGTCTTTTTCTCTATAGCTGGATTTGCTCCATCAAAGCCACCTTGGAATGGTACAGCAAATTTTCTCTGTGCAATTGCACTAAGAGCCAATGTTACTTTCTCAGTGTTATCTGAAAATGTTGCACTTCCTCCAAAATCATTAGCGGTTGCTATAGAAGAACCATCCATATCATCTAAACTAAAAGTAACGTTGGTACCAGCAACAGCAGTTGTATCTAAAGGAGACAAATATTGACGATTATCTTGATCGTTGAAGTTGTATCCATAGAAAATACTACCATCGTAGTTTCCTGTTGTACTATCAGTTTGAGATGTTACGAAAGTAGCCGCTGGTAATAAGCTAACTGAAGATGATATTGGTGCAACTACTGCTGCATGACCATAAGGAACTAGACTAACTGGTATAGCTCCCTTTTTAGCCAAATCATAATCAGAAATGTATATGTACTTAGACATATTTGGCCAATCACCGTTGTAGGTTAACTTTCCATCAGCATCGATGGTAACATACCTGTCACCAATTTTTCTAGCAAAGAAATTTGCAGATTTTGGATCAAGGTTTAGGTTATCAAACTGCTCTACAATTACATCGTCACTTTCTTTATAAGTTTGTTGATCGATCTCTCTAACTTGAATAGAAAATGAACCGTAATCTGAACCAGCTATGGTTCCAGCAGCTTTTACATTAAGAATACCAATCTTATACTTTCCTTGTGTATCAGCTTCTCCATGTGATCTTAACTTTACCTTAAAAAGGTTTGTTGTAGATCCATCTAATTTTTGAGAAGTAACATAAGGCGTACAAGCATTTTGATAATCTTGTGATAAAGATATTGTTGAGATGTCAGCACCTGCAAGAGCACTACCACTTCCGTGGTTTGTTAGTGCAGTTTTAAATACCTTATACAGGTAAAATGCTGTATTGACACCGTTTGCTTGTGTAGATAATGGATTATCACTAAAAACCTTCTCAACATACTTATCACTTGTTGGGTCTAATGAGGCTGAGTGTTGTATTGAAGCGGATACAATATTTAAAGCTTCAAGCGTTCCAACAACAGTTGCTCCTGTAAAAGTAGCATTTGGTTCTGAAGCGTTTGGTGCTAAAACAGCCAACGTTTCAAAATCTGTTGTGCCGCTTTTGTGTGCTTTAAGTTCAAGTAATCCGTTAGAATATCCACCCAGTCCAAGAACCCGTACAATTGTTACTGTTCCAGCACTTCTTAAGTACTCACGAACAGTAAATGGGATGTATAGATCAGGATCTAAACCTCCAAACATTTCAGTAAATTCACTAAAATTACGTACTACAGTTGGAACAAATGCTGGACCCTTTTTAGTTGGTCCTACAATTGCCGCACCTATTTCAGCAATTCCTTGTGGAAGAAATGAGAGGTCTTTTTCCCTGGTAAATACACCTGGTGAGACAATTCTCTCTGCCATTTAAGTTCTCCGGTTATTTTTGCAAAAACATAATAAAAAACTAATTAGTTTTCTATTTTTAAATATACTTATAAAATTTGAAAAGTAAATTTATATTGTTATGCTTCTGGTGAGGCTTCTTCTGGCTGAGCTTCGTCTGCTGGTTGAGGTGTGAAAACACCTGTTTCAGGATTTAAAGACCCTGGACCGTACTTTTCATTTAACTCTTTTGCAAGGTCATTTTCCTTGGTATTAAGTTCAGTTAGTTCAGTCATTAAAGAGTCTTCTAATTCAGCTAATCTATCTGCGTTTCTATCTTGTGCAATTTGTTGCATCTTTAAACCGCCCATCTTTACCTGAATTTCCTGATACCCTTTTTGAATCTCCTGTAGACCAGCTAACTCGTCTTCAGAAAATTTGATTTCGTTATTATCTGCCATTTTATAACTCCTTAAAGAAATTTATTATAACTAATTCTATAATATATACTACGTTAATTTGTCAAAACGCAGTTTTATTACCAGGGTACACCGTTTGTTTGTGCTGGAACCATAGAACTAGATATTTCAGATTGTAATTCAGATTTTACAGAATTTTTGAACCCAGTCCAAGATCCAGTAGCATAAGGGTACATATCCCCCATACTAGTAACTGCTTCTGATGCCAAGAATGAGCTACTTACCCAAGCTTTTACAATACCTTCGGTTAAATCCGAATACTCTATAAAATCAGTATTTGCTGGACCAACATTCATTGTAAATCCTCTAGACGCAAAATGATCTCCATTTGTTTCCTCTAAGTTGAAGTGTACTATATCAACTACATCACTAAGAGATCCACTGTTTACTGTTTTTATTAAGTCTATTATTTTAAAATTCATAACATACTCCTATATTTCTATTAATTTATAATTTCTTCCACTATTATCATTTTTAGAAAGTTCAGCCATCTTGACAGACGCAGAAATTTCATTGTCAAATTCCCACAATTGATCGCTAGATCCTGATATTTTAGCCACGTAAGCACTATCTCTAGTTGACCAACTTGGATCGTTTGAAGACGATACGTGATTTTGCTTTGGAAATAATTGTTTTACTATTCTATACTTAGCCATATTTTTACCACGGTAACTCTGGTCCTTGATTGGACATTGATTCAGAAATTTCACTTACTAAATGCGATTGCACAGAAGACTCAAAATTCGACCAAGATCCAGTTGGAAATATTACTAGTTCGCCAGATTGTTTTCTGGAAGTATACTGTGCATTTAGTGTTTCGAAAGAACTAGTAATCCAACCAGTAACTTGATTTTGAGTTAAATCTGAATACGAAGAAAACGATGAAGAATCTGGAAACAGTAATCCACCAACAAAATCAGCTGAAGCCGATAGTGAACCATTAACTTCTTTAAACTGGAATTCTACTTGTGTAACAGCATCTGGACATGATCCAGTAAGTTCGCTAACCGTATTCGTTATTAATTTTTTTATACTAAAATCCATTATTAAACCTCATTAATTATCAAAAGTTACTTCAATATAAGCAGTTATATCGTCAAATCCAACCCTTGAATATGCTCCACCAACAGACTGATCGTCAGTATATATAACCAACTTTAAAACATCTCCAGCGCTAAAATTATAAGTACCATCTGCTATTGTGGCGTATGCATCTCTTCCTTGAGCAGTTCCACTAGTGGTCAATGTCTTTGCAGTCCAAACATTGGATGAATTCTTATAAACCCGTAACGTAGAAGTACTATACTGACCAGAATACTGAGACGGTAGCACATACGCCGTATCATAATTTATACTAACTGCAGTAATACTACCTGCACGAGGCATAACTACACCGTGATACGATGCATTTGCTTGATGACCTTGTGCCATATCCAAAAAATGAACCTTATCGGTAGAAGACTGGTTTGAATAATGTATATTTGGATCTCCGAAGAAGAAATATCCTCTCATACCTGAAGCACCAGCTAGGTTTCCACTTACCTTTCCGTTAACAGTTATACCAGTACTGTTAATTGTGAGCCTTGTAGATCCACCAGTAACTACATTAATAGTATCTGAAGAATGCTCATGTATGTACGTGTTACTGCCAGCATCAAAATATAGCTTGCCAGTAGCATTTAAAGCGACATTACTTGTGAATCTCCATAAACCATCAGCACTTGCTATTACATTAGTACCATCACTGTAGATGCTACCATCATCGTCTCCTTCTGCGACCCCAGTACCAAAACCTATTTTTACATTATCAAATAATTTAAGCTGTTCTTGAGATGCATCCCATTGTATGTACCTACCACTTGTATCACCATAGATGAATATATCGTTTCCAGTAGTCTGGCTAGCACCAAAGTAGGTGGTACCACTTGTTATGTAAAGTCCACCTGTATTGTTGTCGATAAAACTATTACTACCATTATGATATATGTCAAAATCAGCACCTGTTCCAAGTCGAAGTCTATGGTTATCAGTTATCCTTATATTGGCAACAAAAGTAGCCTCATCTTCACTAATATGAAGTGTATTAGCTCCCATAAGCGTAACATAAAAATTGTCAATTGCATCGTCGTTATCTATATCACCTATGTATATCGATTGTCCGTTAACCGATAGTCCAGCATTGCCATTTCCAGTTATAAAACCAGTATTATTTCCGGCCGCTCTTATTCTTCCTACAACGTGTAATGGACTTGAAGGATTTGTAGTCCCGATGCCGACATTGCCTCCACTTTCGACTCGTAATATTTCATTATCTGTTTGATTTCCTAATACAAAATGTTCTACGTTGCTAGTTGAACCATCTGTAATAAATCCTAAGTAACCATCTCCACCATTTTTGTCTAATCTGAAATGAATTAAGGAATGTGGTGTTGTAGCAGAAGTATTTGTATTTTGTATTTGTAAAATAGCATTAGCATAATCATCACCAGTTGCACTATAATCGTCTGAATTGTTCTTTGATATGTGAAGTTTGTTACCAGGACTTGCGGTACCGATGCCGACATTATCTGTACTGCCTTTTACAAATAAAGCATTAG